CCTCGGTCAAGATCATGATGCCCTTAGAGCACAAGCTGCAAGATAAATAAATCTGATTCGATTTCTAAGACGAATGTATCTTGACTGACGCGCAACCAATTGGGCCGGAAGACGGCCAGTTGATTGGGGAACCATTGGTAAACCTAGAAGTCTTGGGATTTCAGAGGGTTAGCGTTTCCTCTTCCGGCGCAATTGGTAACACGGGGCCGGAAGGCTAAGCTATTGATTTTGTTAGGGCCGGGCGGCACTGCGGAACCGATTGCGGAACCGGCTCACTCACCAGTTGTCGTGCCCTTTGACCGCTCAAGAGAGATATCGGCCAGCGTTCGGGCAAGCTGGACCACGTTCTCCCCAGAGACGCCGCGAACGTAATCTGCGTGGCCACCGGCGATGATCATTAGTCGCGCAAGGTCCATCGCCACCGCTTGTGGATCACCGAGGCGCAAACCAGCTTTGTGCCTGTCTACGGCGGTCATTACCTCTTGGACGATGCGGCGCACATCGGCTGCCTGGAGCAGTCGGAGGATGCGGATCAGGGCCCATTCGTCTTCGGTCAGCTTAGACCCGTCGCCGATGATGGACCGGAGTTCGTCTTCGAAGTCTGCAAGTTCAGGGCCGGTGTCGATATCCAGACCAGTTCGGTCCCTGATCTTGTCGAGCAGTTCTTTAGGGGGCCGTGAGCGTCCGAGCTCATAGTTCGCGAGTGCTGCGCGCGTAATCCCAAGGCCTGATGCGAAGTCTAGCTGTGAGACGTCCCCGCGCATTGCGCGAATCCGCCTGCCGATAGCCCTGGATCGGGCACGTTCTTCGCTTGACTTGCGCTGAGTCATGTGTAGGGTTCCTTGCACAACATTACGCAATGGTTGCACATGCAGGCCCGCAAGTCAAAGCAGACGACTGACACGGTAAAGCGGCTACGCTCCGAAGGGACAACTGTTCCCGAATGGGCGCGGGAGCATGGGTTTCCTCTTCGTGCCGTGAGAGCTGTGATTTCAGGGCATAACAAGGGGCACTACGGGCAGGCGCACAAGATCGCGGTCGCCCTCGGGATCAAGGGGCAAGACGGTGCTGCTTGATACGGACAGCTTCGCCCGCCTGACCGGCGTCTCTACACGAGCGGCCCGCAAGGCATTCACAGCAGGACGATTCCGTGACTTTGTGCTGCCTGTTGTGCAGGTTCCTGCGCACCGTGGCGGGGCGGGCGGCAAGGTTTGGGCCTTGGCGGTGGACCGCTGCCCGGCCGAGTTGAAGGCGAAGCTCGGGGTCTTTGAAGGCCCCTTTGAACCGGCCCTTCAAAGCGACCTGAACGCGGGAATCGAGCCCTGGCAGTGGGAAGAGCAAGCGGACCGGCTGCGGATCATCGCGCCTGTCTTGGGCCTTGAAAAACGCTCGACCGAGCGGGCGAGCACCTTCCGGCAGATCGCAGCGCAAGTGCACCTGGTGCGGGGCGTTCCGACCAGGCTTGCAGAGAAAACCCTACGGGATTGGGTGCGGGCGCACGAGTTGCAAGGCTCTGCCGGGCTGATCCCGGCGACGCGCGGCGACAAGGGCAAGGCGCGGGTGCTTGTCACCAGGGAATGGGACGCGGGCATCGACCTGCCCTTTGACCGGCGCGCGGCCATCGCAGCCCGGTTGACCAGGGAAGCCCGTAGCATGGTGGGCATTGACGGCACTTCGATCCGCGAGACCTTGCGACTGTGCAGCGATATGCTGTGCCGCCTCTCGGCCGAGGCGGGTTCCGCCGTGCCGGTGCGTGAGCTGCGGGGCCTTTGCCAGCTCAACACCAAGTGGGCCGAGCGGATCGACCTTGAACGCTACCGGCTGCATTACCGCGCCCGGAAGGACCACAAGACCTATCAGGACCGGGCGGTCGGCCGGGCGAGCCTTGCTCTTGCGGACCGGCCCATGAGCCTGTTGCAGGGCGACGTGCACTATGCCGATATCGCTGCGTTGGACGCTGCCGAGCCGATCCGGTTGCGTCTGATCGCCTGGCTGGAAATGTCGAGCCTGTTCCTTTGGGTGACGCCAGTCCTGCTTTCCAAGGGGCAGGGCATCGTGCAGGCCGATGTGGCCGAGTCCCTTGCCCATGTCACCATGTCCCCGCACGGGGGTATCCCGGAACACTTTTACCTGGACAACGGCAGCGAGTATTCGGCCCTTGCGGCGGCGATGGGGCGGCTGTCCTACCTCGCGCAAGATCAGTTCGGCCTGACCCTTGCCAAGCCCTACAGCCCGACTTCCAAGGGGTCGATCGAGGGTCTCTTCAACATCCTGGAACAGGTCTTCAAGGGTCTGCCCGGCTGGATCGGCGGGCGGCGCGACAACAAGAAGACCGCGAACAAGGGGCATACCGTCGCGCCCTATGCGCGGGGCCTTGGGCAACTGATCGAAGATATCGAGGCTTGCGTTGCCATCTACAACAGCCGCCCCCAGGGCACCGGCAGTCGGCTTGCGGGCCTGTCGCCGAAAGAGGCGCTGGAAATGAAGATCGAGGCTACCGGCTTCACCGCCCGGACGCCTTCGGAAGAGGTCTTCGACCTGATTTTCAGCCGCCCGGAAACCCGGACTGTCAACCAAAGCAGCGTCCAGATCGACAACCGGGTGTATCACGGCCCGATCCTGCACCGGATGATGCCCGGCGAAAAGGTCGAGGTCCTGCTACCGCTTCGCAAGGACCGGGGCTATGCTTGGGTCAACCTGCCCGGCCGCGCGCCGGAACGGATCGAACTGGCCCCGACCTTCGCCTATGGGGACCGGGCGGGAGCGCGCTACCAGGCTGCGCTTGAAGCCGCGTCCAATCGGTTCGTGCGGGATCTTGCGCGCGACCTGGACCCGACCGTTTCCACCTTTGAACACCAGAAGCGCGCGGCGGACATGACCCCGCCGAAGGCACCCGCGCCGGAGCTGTGGACAGGTCCGCGCGTGATCGACAAGACCGCGCCCCGGAAGACCGAAGAGGAACTGGCAGAGGAACAACGCGCCGAGCGGCAACGGAAGCTCTTGGCGATGATCGAAGGGGCCACCGGCCCCGAAGAGCGGGCAATCAGCGGAGGCAACCGCTGACTGCCCATGTGCAACCCAAGACCCCAAGGAGGTCATATGTCTGCGATGCACCCCATTACCCCTATCATCCGAACAGGGGCCTATTCAATCCTGCGGGACGTGTCCCGTGCTGTCCTGGAAACCGCGCGGCTTGGGATCGTGCGCGGGCCGGTCGGGATCGGCAAGACCTTCGCCTTGCGGCAGATCGCCGAAGAACTTTCGCAGGGTGACGATCAGGTCTTCCTGATCGAAGCGCCGTCGGACAAGTCCAAGGCGGTGCGGCGGTTCTACCAGTCGGCCCTCTTCGACCTCGGAGTCTACGGGCACGGCGGAGCCGATCCCTTCGACGTATTCACCGGCTACATGCTGCGCAGCTATCCCTTCCGGCGCGCCGGGCAGCGCAAGCGCATTCTTCTGATCGTGGACGAGTGCCAGAGGCTTGCCCCGAACATCCTGGAAACGCTTCGCCATGCCTATGACGCGGGCCAGCTCGCGCGCGATGGCATGACGGAAGAGCCTGCCTTCGGCATCCTGCTAGTTGGTAATCACCACTTCCTGAAGAGAACGCGGTCGGAGCCAGCGACCTTCGAAGCTCTACGTTCCCGGAGCCCGATCAAGGTGGAGCTGTCCCGGCCGGAACCTGCCGAGTATCTGGCTCTGTCCGAAAAGCTCTTCCCGGAAAACGAAGCTCTGCGCCGCGCCCTGGAGAAGCATGGGGCGAAGCGGGGCAACCTGCGGGAAATGGCAGAGGCACACGCACTTGCGCTGCACTACGCCGGGGGCGGGCCGATCAGCACCATCCATCTTGAGAAGGCGATGCTCTTCGCCGGGGGGACAATGTGATGAACAGACAAATGCTCTTGATCCTGACGCTTTCGCCGGAAGAGCAAGCCCTCTGGCAGGGACGTTCGGCGATGGTGGTGGCGCTGAACGATGCGGAGGCGGAGACGCTAAGGCGCGACGTGATCCTTGCGCATGAGGGGATGAGCGCCCTTGCAGCGTCCCTGACCGCTTTCGTGGACGGTCGCGAGGCGCAAGGGGTCACGGACCCCGAGTTGCGCGCAGCGATGGACGATATCGCCGGGCACTTGATGAATTGCCATGCGATGATGGACCGCGCCCGCGAGTTGCTCGGCCGAGCGGCCTTTGTCGGCCCCAAGGAAGAGCGGGGGCCGGTGCAATGAGCAAGCCGCAGACCATCCACATCCCCCAGGATGACCGCACCCGCGTAGCGACGGTCCATATCTATGAGGCCGAGCGGAAGCGGGGCATGAAAGCCTCCGAGACCGTGGCCTATGCCCTGTCCGACGCGGCCAACGTGTTTGATCTGATCAGCTCGGGCCTTATCAGCGGGAACTTCGACCGCAATGACGCAGGCGTGATCAGTCTCACCCGCATCTGCTCGGAATACTTCCGGGCTATGGCAGACAACGAGGGCGAAGAGCTGCAACGCCTCGCCCGCAGTTTGGAACGTCCGGCCCACGTCGAGGGCCAAGAGGAGCAACCCAAATGACCATTTCCAGCCGCCAGTCGAGAATCCTGCATGTCGCCGCGAGCAAGCTGAAGTGGGACGATGACACCTATCGACTCGCCCTGGTGCGGATCGCGGGGGTCACCACGTCCAAGGACCTGGACCAAGCGGGCTTTGAGGCAATGATGGGCTTCATGGAACACATGGGCTTCAAGCCTCTTGCCAAGGGTGCGCCGCGCTATGGCAACCGGCCCGGCATGGCGACCTTCGCCCAGCTTGAGCTGATCCGCGAGCTTTGGCGCGAGCTGCATGATCAGGACGTATGCGACGATGAACAGTTGACCGGCTGGCTTCTGAAATACCACAAGGTCAGCTCCATGCGCTTCCTGACCCTGGACGCCGCGCGCAAGGTGATCGTCGCCTTGAAGGCTTGGAAGGCTCGGCCGAAGCGCGCGGCCTGATCGACCGACCGCGAAACACTGCGTAGGAGGGCCGGAAACGGCCCTCTTTCCTTTTCGGCACCCTTACCCCTCGGAAACCCGGCACCCCGTTTAAATTCGCCGGAAATGCTTTTAATTCCGCAAGCGCGCGGGGTGGGATCGGTTCGCTGTGCAAATCCTTCCCTCGGGACCGCCGTCATGCTATCCATATCGGGCGCGGTGTACCCCGATGGGTAAGGGGGCCGGGGCCATCCGCCCGACGGTTGATGCCGGTTCAAGTCCGGCCCCGCGCAACCTTCCGCTTGCCCCAAAACCAGCCTTGGGCCACCCTACGCGGGCAGGCGCGACCCGGTGATATTCTCCCGGCCGTAGCACGCCCCCAAGGGGGCGGAGCGCCATGCGGGGTTTCCGGGAAACCGGCAGGGAGGCTCCGCCGCCTGCGCCCGTCTGTGACCCCGCAAGGGCTTGTGGGCGGTTCGGCCTTTCCCGCCCTGTTACACCTTTCCCAGCTCTGGCGCGGACCCGCGCTGACACCGGAAAGGGAACCTGGAATGATCGTCAATCGGGAAGCACTGGACCTGGCCTTTAGGGGCTTCAAGTCGATCTACACCGACGCCGCCCTCGCGGCCCCGTCGCAGTATGAACAGATCGCCATGACGGTCCCCAGCTCCAGCCGGAGCGAGGATTACGCCTGGCTCGGCAATCTGCCGAACATGCGGGAATGGATCGGCCCGCGTGTCGTCAACAACCTCTCGGCCTATGGGTTCACCCTGACGAACCGCAAGTTCGAGTCGACCGTCTCGGTGGAACGGGTCGACTTCGAAGACGACAAGCTCGGGGTCCACAAGCCCGCCTTTGCCGAGATGGGCAGTCAGGCCCGCCGTCACCCCGACGAGCTGGTCTTCGGCCTCTTGAAAAGCGGCTTCACGGCCCCGGCCTATGACGGGCAGTCGTTCTTTGACACCGATCACCCGGTGGTGGACGAGACCGGCGCGACCGTTTCTGTCGCCAATACGGATGGCGGGTCGGGCGCGCCCTGGTTCCTTCTGGACGTGTCCCGCGCGGTGCGGCCGATCATCTGGCAGGAGCGGGTGAAGTATGAGTTCCAGCAGCTCACCCGCGACGACACCGAGGAAGTCTTCCTGAATGACCGCTACCTCTACGGGGTGCGGGCGCGCGTGAATGCGGGCTTCGGCCTGTGGCAGCTGGCATGGGGCTCCAAGCAGACCCTCAACGCGGCGAACTACAAGGCCGCGCGGGCTGCGATGCAGGGCTTCCGGGCCGATGGTGGCCGCTTGCTGGGCATCATGCCGTCCGTCCTGGTCGTGCCGCCCGAGCTGGAAGAAGACGGGCTCAAGCTTCTGAACTCCGAATACGGCGCGGGTGGCGAGTCCAACCCCTGGAAGGGCACGGCCAAGCTGATCGTGTCGCCCTGGCTGATCTGAGGAGGCTATCATGGTGGCATTGAACGCCGAACGGAACACTGCGCAGCGCATGGGCGACCTGCGGGAAGAACCCGTCGCCGCGACCGTCAAGATTTGGGCCGGTTCCCTGGTCATGCGGAACTCGGCCGGATACCTGACCAAGGGCGCGACCGCAACCAACTGTGTCGGGGTCGGCCGGGCCGAGGCGACGGTGGACAACACCGGCGCGGACGGTGCGGTAACGGTCGAATATCGGGTCGGCACCTTCCTCTTCGCCAACTCGGCCGCTGGTGACCTGATCGGCATCGCCGATATCGGCAAGCCCTGCTTCATCGTGGATGACCAGACCGTCGCCAAGACGGACGGCGGGGCCACCCGGTCGCGCGCTGGGATCGTGGCGGGGATCGAGGGTGCGAGCGTCTGGGTCCGCATGGATGAAGCTCTGACCAGGGTCGCTTGATGTCCAACCTCGCCCTTGCCACCTGTGACGTTCCCCTGCCGCCCGGAAAGGCCCCGGAATGGGTCCACCTTCTGCCGGGCAGCGGGACCGTCAAAGGCCGCGACGGCCGCAGTTGGGAACTGGTCGATCCGGCCGGTATCGTCCTGGAGTTCGAGGCGAACGGTGCAGACCTGCCCATCGATTACGAACACCAGAACGACAACCCCGCCGCCAAGCTGAAGGGGCCAGTCCCTGCGGCCGGATGGATCAAGGAAATGCGCGCCGATGACGGCGGCGTCTGGGGCCGGGTTGAATGGACGGCAACGGCGGCCGAGCTGATCGCGCGGAAGGAATACCGCTACATCAGCCCCGTCCTGCTCTATCACCCGCAGACTCGGCAGATCGTCAAGCTCAAGGGCGCTGGCCTCGTCCACACCCCCAACCTTTACCTCACCGCCCTCGCAAGTCAGGAAACCGCGATGATCCCCGACAACACCGCTCCGAAGCCTGGCGAAGGCGACATGACGGACGATGCTGCCTTCGCAACGATGATCGCCGAAATGCTTGGCTGCCCGCCCGACACACCGCCCAAGGAACTCTTCGCCAAGCTGAAGGCGAAGATCGAGGGCGCACGGGGTGCGGAGAATCCCGACCCGGCCAAGTTCGTGCCGGTGGCGACGGTGCAGGCGATGCTGGCCGAGCGGAACCTGTCCCTTGCGACCGCCTCGGAAGAGCGGGCCGAGCGGAAGGTGGAAGAGGCCCTGCGAAGCGGGCATATCACCCCGGCGCTGAAGGACTGGGCAACCGCCCTCTGCCGGTCGGACGAGGCCAGCTTCGACCGCTTCCTGTCCAGCACGGTTCCGCAGTTTGGCTACCTTCTGAAGCCCAGCGTTGCTTCCGGCCGCGTCCCGCCGTCGCAAGCCGCAGTGGCGCAATCCGATCTTGCCGCCGCCATCTGTTCGCAGCTCGGCCTGAAGCCGGGCGCGCTGGCCGAGTAGGGAGCCCACTGGCGCGGTAGGCGATTCCCGCGACAACCCTCCCTTACCCCGCGCCCGTCTCGGTTCCTGGTAGACGGGCGGGCGCGGGTCGCCTTTCAAGATCGGGCCGGGCGTTCAGGTCGCACGGTTCGTCGCCAGCGGCGGAAGCCCCGCCCGACGCTGGCACTGCCCCGCGCCCGTCTTTGCTCTCCGGTTGAGCTGGCGCGGGGCTTCATCTGCCACTGACAGGGTGAAGACCATGACGCTGCCCGCCCGCCCCATGCCCAAACCAACCGCCCAGGTCGAGCCCTTCTTCGAGGTGCTCGGCCCCGAGCTGACCGTGGACTTCCTTTTGCAGTTCGGCGGGGCCGAGCTGCACCTTGCCACCGATCCCAAGGGGCGCGGCGCGGTCGAAAAGCTGGTCGGGGCCGAGCGGGCGAAGACCCTCGCACAAAGCAACAGCCGGGCCATTCTGAAGCGTGTCCCGCTGGCCAAACGGTGGCTGGCCCGGATGCTGCACTGGCAAGGCAGTTCGGCCGCCGATATCGCCCGCACCCTTCGGGCAACGGATGTGAGCGTGAGGCGCTGGTTGAAGGAAGACAGGCCATGACGACAGTCAAGCTGGCAATCGATCTCGATGAGATCACGCCCGGATTGAACCGCGCGGCAACCGGTCTTTCGGACATGACACCAGTCATGGGCGAGATCGCTCAATACATGTTCGCGCAGACTAAGCAGAACTTCCAAGAACAGCGCGGGCCGGACCGCAGCGTATGGGCACCGAAGTCACCCGTGACGATTGCGGCTTACGCCCGGCAAGGCTTGGCTCCGGGCCGCATCCTTTTCAAGGAAGGCCCGCTGTCCGATTCGATATCGGTCGAATGGGGACCGCTCTTTGCCGAGGTGTCAGTCAATCAGCCCTATGCGGCAATGATGCAGTTCGGCGGGACGCGCGGGCAGTTCCCCAACCTCTGGGGCGACATTCCCGCCCGCCCGTTTCTCGGCTTCGCCCAAGAACAACAGGACGCCATTGCGGATATCCTCGGGGACTGGCT